AGAAGATGCGGTCAATCGCCTAATCTTCTTTCGCATAAACGTTACTGTGGAGTCTCCCGGTGCTACTGCTGACATATAAATACCTTAAAATGATACTGGAATCAATTTATGCAAAAATTCGCCTTTTTCATCTTTCTCAAGTGGTGATTCATTCTTATTTACAGGAGCGCCATCAACGCTAACAAGCCCGCTGCGCTTAGGGATATATTTTGATTCGTCGTTAACTTCTTTAATGAAGCCCATAGGCAGCTCATAGACTTTACCAGGGATCAAGTGCCAAATCTGGAGCGGATCACCTGCATATCTGCAATATGGCTTAGTCAAACGCTCATGTCTTCCGCGGGAATTAAAATACTCTGCTTTGACCATGCGTGCATCTTCTTTCTTCTCTTTCTCTAGCTTCGCTTTAATGTCTGGCTTCATGTGTTTAAAATCATTGTTCTCACAGGAGTTTGTCAGTGTATTGATAAGCCCGTGAAGTTCACCAGATGCCGTTGCTTGTAGTAGTTCCATTTAATTTCCTATATTGTTGAGTGATTGGAAAGGGACATTATTTGTATTATTATCAAACTCTAAATTCCTAGAGCCATAAGGGGATATCGTAGCAACCTGGTAGTTGTTACCTATAGGGATTACAAAGGCGTCAAATTGTCTAGAATCAATGTCTAGTGATATGTCATTTACATCGACCGATAGGATAGAGGCTATTAAGTTATTAGCTTGAAACATGCCATAGGTTATGGGAACCATTATACGTACAAGTTGACCCGCTTGGAAACTATTCACTTCTGTAGCTGGGTTAACTGACACCGTTATCACCATCGGATAGGCGTTTGTCGCCGCTATCAACGTGAGTGAGCTAGGTATCTGAATCACGCCCGGCAAATATGTATTACGGTCATTAGGTACAGTCATTTTTGCCTATATTAAAAACCATACCGAATTAAAAACTCGGTATGGTTTAAACTCGTGAGGTTTAATTTTCGAGCTTGTAGGCCATCCAGTTAATCTGGTCATTTAATGCACCGCCAGGAGACTGAGCACCCCCGGAAATGAACATATATGGAGTGAATTGCCCAGTATGAAAACCCTGGTACTGGAAGTTGTATCCAGTTTCAACTAGAGTAATCGGATCTTTTGCAGTCTTAGCGCCGGCAGGTGCAATAGTAGCAAATAATGCCGCTGTTGGACTTAATGCCGATGCTGGAAATGCGAAAGCTGTGAATGCTGTAGTATCAATATCTACTGTCATTGTGTAGTTAGCAGCAGACATTGCAGTGATTGTACCAGTCAATTGGTTGATTTGAGTCATACCAAAAGACGCTGGAACACTGAAATGAACTTTCATACCCACGACATAATAGTTTGTAGGATCTACTGAAGTACGCACAACCGCTTGAGTTGCTTGCGTAATCTCAGTCACATAAAGAAACTGAGGATCAACTGCAGCAAACTTAGAAATACGTCTAGTAAATCCAGCAGTTGCAGCAGCAGCAAAACCAGCAGCTCTTAGACCAATCAAAGTATAAGCTGAACCTGAAGCACTAGAAATCTGGAAATTCATTCCTGAAATCTGGAGCATTCCTGTAGTGCCATAAAACTGAATAATATCATCATTTGAGTATGTATTAGTCTGTGATACAACAGCAGGACTTGCAGGGGTAATAGCTGTGATAGCACTAGCGTTTTGCGCTTCAACAACTGGAGCTGACTCAATATAAGTAAACCCGTTAGATGCTGTAGCAGTTCCAAAAGTATCAATATTGATCGCATTCGTTGAGTTTGTCTTTTTCCAGCGGATGCCGTCATTAACAGCACTTGCACCTAAACCAAACTTTTTACCGAACCATTCAGCTTGAACCACAACTCCCGTTGCAGGAGCAAGAGGCATTTGTGTCATATTCCACGTATGGAAATAGTCGGCAGAAGAAGGAAGATTAATTTTTACTCCTGCACCTGTTGAGGTGAATGAACCACCTGTGATAATCGTAAAAGCCATAACAAAACTCCTTCTTAGCTTGGGCTAAATGTTGTAGCGTTTAGTCCTGAAATCCAGTTTTGGTTTGTAATCGCACGGGCGATAGCAAACTTGGCGTATAACTGGCTATTCTGTGCTACGTTAGAGACTACCCAAGGCGGACGGTATCCAATCACAGCGGTATAATTGTTCTGCTCAATTTTGGCAGCAGCTTCAAGGCCATACATTGGTATGGTATAGATTGTGCGACCAAGAGTAGAAATGCCAGGAGTTTTTGCACCCTTAGATGACACAAAGAAGCGGAAACGGCTAATAGAGCAATATTCTTCAGGGCGTAAGCCTGCTTGTGAAGGGTATGCGTTCTTTAAAAGAACTCCCTGTACCTTCTGAAGGTCATTTGTTAAATTAGTCGAAGCAAGAGCGATAAATGCGTCTCTTGTCGGCCCAGTCGAAAACTTATCCATAGCATCAATAGATACAAGCATTGTGCGTGCATCATTACCGAGTAAGATAGTTTCAATGTTGTTGACATCGTTAAGAGAGATGTTACTAGGCTGATCTCCGTTAGTTCCACCTGTACAGTTAATGTATGATACAGAGGAGCTAAAAAGATCGCGCATTAGCAAGTCTTCTTTCTCACGAAGCCATTGACCGAGAAGAGCTGTAAATTTGGTTAACGTCTTGGAATTCTCATAAAGAATAACTTGTTCGTTAGTAGTAATAGATTTAGCATAGATCTCCATCGTTGCGTCGATGTCTGTTCTTTGAGGAACTTCAGACGCTGGATCTAAGCCGGAACCGTCGAGTTGACCGCCATCAGTTGACAACCTTTCAAACCTACTCATCCTAGTCGTTTTACCGATATAAGACTCGGCATGGTGTAAATCGACGCCGAAAGAGTGGATAAGGTTGAACATAGGTGTTGAAAGTAAGTCCTCAGCTGCCTGCACAGGTAGCTCAGGGGCCATATTGTATGTATTTGTAATTCCGGTTGGGAATGACATAAAAAAACCTCGTAGTAACAGTTGATTAATGTTCATTGCGAGTGAACGTTTTCAGCTGTACTGACGAGGTACTTTATCGGTCTAGAATGACGAGTTCTTTAATCTGTCAAATTCAAGATATGATTATTTTGTTTTTTTGTCCAATTGATATTGCAAAATACTTATTTTCAAGCTCATATCTATTTTTTCTTTTTGAAGTTTATAGAGATCGTCGGCAATATATTCTTTGTTCCTTACGCATTTAGCCCATCCTTGATAATTGTAATAACAGCCAAACGCCAGAAAGATACATGCAACGATTAAATATAGGTTGAATATTTCATTTTTCATGATTAAGCTCCTTTTTTAATCATTGGATTTATATATTTCTGTACTATTTGTAATGGATAATTTTCAATGGGTATTCCTGAAGCGATCGCCGTTGAAAATGCTGAAGATAGCGTAGCGAATAGGCGTCTAACTGAACTAGGAGAAATCAAAGCTCTTGTTATAGCATTCCCTCGAACTGGGAGGGACATTGTCGAAATATTTTTTAAACATTCATGCCAGTCATCAAATGTAAGCTCGCCTAGGAATGTATGATTTTTTATATTCTCTATCGTACGCTTGAATGCATTGTCAAATTCGCATATCGTTCTTAGGTCTTTGTCCTTCATTTGTTCTTTCTTAAACTCGATTACATCACGCAATCTTACCCTATCTTTGATAGGTATTTCGAAAGCTTTCATATTTTTATGCAATTTCTCACGAAAGAATGCGAATAATTCTGCATCTTCACGGGTCATAAATGTTTTTTGCTCTTCTAAATCTTTCATTCTGATCACTACGCTATAGGATTTTTCCCCTTTAGATCCTATTCTCTCTCTAATTGCTGCCATAATATTGTTTCCTTAATTCGTTGTGCCATATCAAAAAACTTGCCTCATCAAATGAAAGAAGTCCTGAATAATTTATTTTGTTAGTGTCTAGATATTCTAATTGACAATCTTGCGATGGGATATCATCCAGATAATTTATGTTAAAGAAGTTTACTCTAGTGATTTTTGTTTGAATGCTATCGATCTTTTCTTTTTCGATATGATTTCGAATATCTCGAATACTTTTGAATGATTCGATTTGCTTATATTTTTCTGTTTCTAATAGAGCATTGAAGCCCATCAATGAACGATGATTATCAACGATATCAACGATCTTACAATTTTCTTTTCCTAATGAAGTCCTAAGACCTCGACCAATCATTTGAAGAAACAGCCCTCTACTTCTTGTAGGTCTAGCTAATACAATGCCGTCAATCGTAGGCTCGTCAAATCCCTCAGTTAAAAGCTGGCAGTTGCAAAGACAAGATATCTCTCCCCTTCTAAATGCTGAAAGAATCGAGGACTTTTCTTCTTCTCTCATAGCTCCATAAATAGCTTTTGATGATATGCCTATAGAATTTAACGATTTAGAAATTTCAATTGCATGTTTAATGTTGATACAAAAGACAAGCGTTTTTCGATCTTTCATTTCCTTTTGACAAATATTTAATATAATATTGTTTCTAGCCTCGGTTGATAGCTTTTTATATAGCTGAGTTATGCTGAAATCGCCATTATGATCATCAATTTCGCTAAGATCTATATCTGTTTTGACTATATAGCCTTCAACATCTGCTAGGAATTTCTGATCGATGAGGTCTTCGATCTCAATCTTGTATGATTTAGTATAGAGAAGATCCTCCATAATTTTTCCATCAGCACGATCCGGCGTTGCTGTTACTCCTAAAAATTCAGTGATTCCGCCCAATTCTTTTATCATTTCTTTATGAATTTCTTGTTCTTCAACCATACTTTCGATCAATCGACGGTACGAATTGGCTTGAACATGATGCGCTTCATCAATGATTACTAAGCTAAAATGCAGTTGCTTGATGTAGTTTAAATACTTGCCTTTGATACTATTGATAATACAGATATGAAGTTTTCCCGGCTGTTCATCATAGCCATTACCTTTCCTAGAAATCTCTGATTTGTTGTAAAAAAGCAATGCCGAATCATAAACTTGTTTTAATAGCTCCTTGGAAGGAACTATTATCATTATTCGCCAATGATTCTTCTTTGCATATGAAAGGAAGGTGATTGTTTTTCCTGCCCCTGTCGGCATTTCTATAAACTGCCGATCAGAAATGAGAAATGTATTTTCGATAGCTGCTATAGCTTCTGTTTGATATTCACGAAGATTGACCATAATCCCCCTATTGGATTGAAAAACCAATATCATAGAGGGATTGATGATTTAAGTCAATACTAACTTAATCCCTTCCTAGCTCTTTCCATTCTTGCCCAGTTTTCTGCTTTTCGGTCTTCGGTGAGTCTAGCTGCTGGCATTGCCGTGCTTCCTTGTGATGTGCCGGGTGTTGACATCGACGCTGGCTTCATTAGATTTCTATCGGCTTTATTTGAGTCTTTCTGCGAATCCACATTAGGAATAAAGCGTTTAACTGCTTTATAGATAGCTGACCATTTATCGAATCCATCTGGCATATGCTTAAATGGCACTGCCACTTCTGGGTAATGATACTCAAGATAGTCTAAATTCTCTTCGCTACATACCTTATTAAAGTCTGAATAAACAGAACGTAACTTTTCAGGATATTGCCTCGCTTCCTGCTGTTGTCTCTCTGCAATGAATGCCTTTTCACGCTCTAAGATAATCTCTTGGATTCTACGCTCGAGCCTAGCCTCTTCCGATTCGTCTATTTCTTGCGGCTGTTGATTGGGCTTAGCTGTCATCGCTTCAAGTGCCGCTCTTAATGCTGCTGCCTCTTCCGCTTTCTGTTCCGCTCTCTTGTCTGCTTCTTCCCTCGCTTTACGTTCACTTTCTCTTTGCTCTCTAAATGCTTTCCAATTAGCTTGATTTTCTTCAGATTTAATCGGGGGCGCAGGTTCTGCTTGAATGTTTTTAACTTCTGGGGTATTTTCTGGGGTAGTTGGATTCACAAAAGGACTCCTTGTTATGACTGAAGCTAAATTAAATAAGACTCATATTCGTAAAATTAACAAAAAATTACTTGAGAGTCTAGAGAATTACAAAGATATAGTTAAATATATGGGGGCTGATCTTCCTGTAGGCTGTCTATGTCTACCTCAGAAGTATGAAAAGAAACTACTCGAAAACGGGATTCTCAGGATCTATGACCTGTTTAACAGAGACCTTACTAAAATCAAAGGGATCGGAAAAGTCGGAATTAGGTATCTTACAACCAGCCTTCAGCAATTCATCCCTATGAGCTAAAATGAACTCTTGTTCCGAAAGCGTGTCGATGCCATGCTCATGCCTAATATATTCCCAAAACTCCCCTTTAAAGAAGGCTACACTCCATGCTTGCATAGTCTCATAGCGTTTATGGACTATCACATTAGTTCCGGCAAGCTCTGCCATCACTGCAGCCGAGGGAAGCACCCATAAACGCCTAATAGTATCCTTGACCTTATTATATAAGAATACGGCCTGGTTAGGTCGCGGGCTTGGAAGATAAAGCCATCCATAATATTTGAACCTCTTTAGATTACTGATTAATGGATCATCCGCAATCACTCGTACAATGCAATACTCGTCTTCATCAAAGATTGCATCATGCTTTTCGATACATTTGCGTATCTCTGGCATGACATCATCAGTCATAGCATGGCCAACCTCACGGCTGTCATACTTTGTAGTGTCTGTTAATGCTTTGTGTGATAGCTCCCCAGCTGTAATCCTAGTCAATCTTTGTTTTCTCCAATTCAATGAGACGTTTATTTATTTCTTTTAAAGCCTTTAGTATGACTCTATTTCCGCTTGCTAAAGGCAATGTTTTTGTATTTAGAAGCTGGATAAGTTCAATCAAATTCATATTTTCTAAATTGATAAAAAAGGGCTCTTTGGCTTTGAAAAAGTTCTTAAAAAAGTTGATCATTCAAATATCCCTAAATCATAACTTGTGATATTACATTCAAGCCTAGATTTCCATTTATCAAAGAATGATTCTATCTCTTCTTTAGTGGGATGTCGATCATGGTGTACATGAAAATACATGCCGATTTCATTTTTTATTGTTCTTTCTAACTTATCTATAAAAAATTCATCTGACCATAATTTGATATCCATCAATACCCTTTGAAAGTGTTATGTTCAATAGCTTTCAAATGTCCTTGAATAAGTTTAAGCAGGTCGACGATAGCATCACCTTCTTTGTCTACTTGTGGCGTTGTAAAAGGCATATCTTTTGTCTGTCCTTGTTGCAAAGGCAATTCAACATCTTCAAACTTTTTCACTTTACTCATCAATGATCACACTCATTTATTTTAATATGTGGCTGTGCTCGATCTTTTCCAGGTCTTGCAAGAAATGCACCTGCGGGATCATTTCCATAGCCTGTGGCAAATACAGATTTACCTACATTAATTTCATAATGATTGTTAGGTTCTGTAGGCCCCCATCCTTTGGGGATTACGTCAGCAGTCTTATTCTTTGCATAGTCTGGGACATGATGTTTCTTTTTCATATAAACCTTGAAAAAAGGTGCAAGCTGAAAAGAACGTCGGCAACGATATGTATATTGCAGTTTTTAACCTGCCGCCTCGTCAACGGGCTTACTTATTAAGCGCGACACCTTTCTTAATCAGCTCACACAAATTATGGATAAGACATTTTATTCTTTTTCATGTAGCCAGCAAGCTCATTAACAGACTTCTTCAAGTGCTCTGGATTATCCATTTCACCAGTGCAATATCTGCCATCTGCAACAGCTGTCTCGCCTGCATCTTTTTCCCAATGCTCTCTCTTAAAATTTGGAAGGCCAGCACCTCTTTGAAGTGGGCTACCGCTATTTTTACTCATATAGTCTCCTTAGCCCAAGAGGGCTGATTTATAATTCATATTTCCACTGCAACTTTAGCCCAATTTTACCACATTTGGTGATGTTTGGAATAGAAGGGTCAGGATTTTTACTTTCTTCACTACCATAAAATACCCGTTGAATATCCTTACCTTCTTTTTGCTTAATATATATTAGCGTATTCCAGTCTGGATATTTGAACCCATCCCCAAAGGTATGCCAATCATCCATTAATACATTGCCTTATGTCTATTTTTCTCAGATTTCTTCGTATTTTTATGTTCTTCGGAAAGCCCTTTTTTCATATGACCTTTTCTAACAGCTTTATTTGGCTCTTTTTCTTTAATATGTTCCCTTGCTTTAGAAACAAATTCATTCATTTTCTTTCTATGAGGCTTTGGTGTTGCTGCCATAATATTTCCTTAGCCCGTTAAGGCCTGTTGTGGCTCAGGCTGTGCCGAACCTTGATTAGCTATGTTACTCTTTGCAATCATTTCTCTAAAAGCCGGATGTTTGCTTTCCGATCCTTGCGTCATTTTGATAGTCTCTGCCATCTCTAAGTTTTGGCGGAAGTTTGCAAGGTCAAGATCTTCTAATTCCACCATCTGACGTACGATATCAAGATCAGCAGCCGTTCGCTTATGTTCCGCACCTGCAAGAATCTCATCAATCTTTGCAAAACGCTCCTGTGTTGATGCAAGTAGATCTTTTTCTCTAGCCATATCCACTTTTGAGCTAGCAAATGCTTGCATGATCTTTGCATTGTCCATCTTTTCTTTCTGCATTGATTCGGCTTGCTGCGCTTGCTGTTGTTGCTGTGATTGCTCTTCCATATCTTCAAGCACCTGCTTCTTATTCGTAATAATTGCAGCACGTATGATGGATTTGTCGGCGATGGCCATACCAATCTCTTTGAAGTGCAAGAGCTGCTGAAGCTCGGTTTGTCTTTGAGTAGCGCTATAATTGCCTTCTTCGAGAGCGATTGAGTACTTCTGGCTATGTGATGAGAAGAATCTTGGATCTGCTTCATGACCCAGTATGTTGCGTACCTTACCTTTACTGAAATTCTTTCGAATAGCCTGTAGCCTGATCTTTCCATATAATCGCTGAGTGTAGTCCAGCTTATCGAATATCGTTTGTAACGTTGTAAGACCTGCTCCTTGACGCAACATAGATAAGATACCCGATTTATCATCAGTTGCACTCCCTAATAATTCCTCATTAACTCCAGATATCTTAGTAATGTCTTCAGCTAAGCTTTGTGAAAGTTCAAGTAAGCTTTGAGGTATTGCAGCAGCTTCAATGCGTTTTATCTCTTCCGGAAGGTGCCCAGCTTTAAGCGGTATCAAGAAGCCTTGCCCAGTTTGTCTAAAAGCTTTCACATCTGTCACAGCATCTATAGGGAATATCCAACCACTGTTCACTTGTGATTGTAGTATCTCAAGTTCAATGATCTTTCGCATGTTATATAGAAACTGCGGATCTCTTAAGTTGCGAATAACTCCCATGCAACGCCAGGCGTAATTTGTAATATCCGGCTCATAATAACATATAGATGGCACACAAGGATAGCTATCAATACCCAGTAGATTCGGTCCATCGTATACCTCTTTGTCTCCTAGGCTCAGGCATAGTTTCACAGTTGGCACATACATCTTTTTGACTTGCAGCCAAGGTTGCTCTGCTAGTGTACGCTCCATTAGATCGGCTTCATCGTCAATGTCTTGTTCCCATTCCACGCTTTCGCCTGTCTTTGGGTCAATGATCATTGTAGCAAGGCGAGTAGTGCGATAGTGGAATTCGTCATAGGTAAATAGATTGGAAAGAGCTAGATTTTGTAACTCAGCTTGCACGGGAAATCGGCCATCTTTCATGCCTCCAGGCTTCATTTTATCTATCTCTTTTGCATAGCCTGGCAATAGCTGCTTAGCACCTTCTTTAGATGTCCAGCGCCTACGCCACACCCCATTACAGTCACTTAAATCCTGCTTGCGAAAATACTGATCAATTAGAAAATTATTAAAGGACACAGCGTCACTAATTATATCCCCCGAAATAACGTCATGAGTATAGTCTAGAGACATAAATAGCAATGTCATACCAGTATCACAAGAGCCCTCAAATGACTCAGAAAGGTATTCTTGAAATCCATCTCTATCTTCCGACCAGCGCATCACTGTATTGAAGTCATCTGCAAGTGCATCATCAGCTTCATGTAGTGGGATTGTGATTGTTGACTTGCGATTCTTGCGCTGAAAGCCACAAATCATATTGATATGGCGACGAATTAGATTGAAGAAATAACGATAAGCATTTTGATTATTATTGCCTGAAGACCAGTTGTAAAGAGATTGATCGCCTACTTTGAAACGCTTGTCGATGGCCCCCTGAGCCCACCAGCTAGAATTACCTATATAATTAGAAGAATAGAAGTCGTCTTTCATCTGTCTTATATTCTTAGCATTACCATCACCCGGGTCCATATAACCATTACCTAAACTATACCCACCTTGGTCATATGAACCCATTACTAATTCCTAATGCTAAATAGTTATCGAATTATCACCGTTAATTATATAACCGTAAGATTCGAGGAAGGACTTTGCCCATTCAATTTTTTCTTCAACCCTTTGACCTGCTGGTTGCCCAACATGCCACAATTCAAGGTTTTCAATCCTATTATCATCTCGGATACCATTCTTATGATGAACATTTTCGCCTTTTTGCAATGGTCTTCCTAAATGTTCACTCATAACATATACATGTTGTCTAATGCAATCATTAGAATTTGAATTTGGATGATCTTTCTTGTACATGATTACATATCCATTACAATGCCAAAATCCTTTTGATTTATCTTTCGGGGGAGCGTCCCATAAATCCTCTGGAATTCCATTATATTTCCTTGTAAATCTTCTGTTGCTTAGGATTCGTCTATCTTTATATCCTTCCTGTTCAAGATCTCTTTTATTTCTTAAGCATTTTGTACAAAGATTTAATCCGATATGGATAATCAAAAGGCCTTCTCTACCACAACCAGAACAAGGTTTTTTTTCTTTCTTATCAATTCTTTTGTATCTTTTACAAGAATAACATAACTCACCTGGCGTCTTAAAAGATTTAAGACATTTTGTGCATTTTTTCTCCGGTATAGATTGTCTCCATTTAGTCTGATAACAATCATAACATATATTTTTATAGGGACTTTTTTTTGTTTCTTTGCAAGTTAAACATAATCTAATCATCTGATATCCTTTGTGAAAGGACATCATACCATTTTATCAATATAACTACAACACAAATAACCGCTCATATATACGCCATAACGCAAAGCATCAATCAGACAACATCAAAATAATTTCATTGCAAGGCAAATGATGGTCATGAATTGACAGAATAGAATAGCCGTTAAGAGAAACCATATGAGTGATTCAGGCATTAGTAATATCCTCCTGCGGACATTGGATTCATGTAACCATATCCTTCATTTTCTTCGTACACTTTGCGCCTAAGTTGGGCGATTGTAAGAGCCTCATCAGGATTGTCAAATTCTCCTTGAGGAAAAGCAGAAAAAATACTATACCTAAGTGCGTCTAGGATATGATCGTTCTTTTTAACAGGCTTGTCCTCTCCCCTATCGGCAGCTTTAGGACACCATGCATAGGACTGAATATGTTCTATCAATGTCTTGCAGCTGCGATGAATAACTATATTCTTTCCAGCTATGAACTTTCCCACAGTCTTAATACCTGGCACAACATCATTCTTTGCGTCTATCACAGGTAAATCGGCTTGTCTTAACGCGATTTTGAGAGATGCTGCTGCTGGATCAAGATAAATTGCCGACACATTCTTATACCCAATGAAATCCTTGATGTCTCGCACAAGTTCAGCGTCTGTTTTAGCCCTGCCAACTTTAGCGCTATCATAGTAATATTCGCTTTCAACATGCACCTGTGGCCACGCTTTAGGCGTAATTCCGCAGAGTACCGCAGCCGTAGCGTTTGTCGTGCCATAATCAATCCCAACAATATAATAACTTGGATTTCCATATTCTTTGTCATATTCATTGAGGCGGTCGTAATTATCATATATTGCTCCTGTTGCAAGCGCCCATTCTCCAAGGATGTATCGATTATACCAAAGCCCTGTATAAGATGCTTTAAGCTGTTGCTTATATGCTGCATCAAGCGAGGGATTATCATCGAGATTAAATTGCCAGTGCGCCAAGTCTAGCTTGTCATTATCAATATAGTCTTTCTTCAAGAAGTGTGCCGGTCCTTCGGGATTGCATGTCGCGAGAATCTTTGCGCCCGGTACTCTCATACGTGATTCTAGCATCTTCCAGAATGCTTCAGGTAGGCATGTAGCCTCATCAACATAAGCTAAGGCTAGTGTTGAGCCTTGAATCGTGCTTACTGCGCTAACGTCTGGAGCGCCTACGAACCAAAGCAAACGTCCATATACATTGTCCTTCTGGGCCTTTTCAGTAGGCACAGGAAAGCCCATCTGACGATATAAATGAGTGAGAATATTACGTTGAATAGATGTTCTGTTAACGCCAATGATCATGGCCTCACCAGGGGGGCCATGCTTTAGATCATATATAAAACGTTCGAGACTTGAGTATGTTTTGCCAGATGATACAGCACCAACCCATATGTTGAATCTGTGGGTAGCTTCTGCAAATGATTGATTTTGCTTAATGCTTGTCGGCAAGGCGTTCTCTTAGCTTTCGATTTTCATCTTCTAAAATCATGCTCTTATGTTTAAGCTCGTGGATTTCTTCGTAAGGAGAGATTAATTTAGCTTGTTCCTGTTTAGCTTGATGATCGATTAGGGCTAATTTACTGTCGTGCTGTCTTTTCTCTGCTTGAATTTCTTCATCGAGAATATCAAACTTTACGAATGTGTCATAATGTTTTACATTAATACAAAAAGCTTTGTCGCTGAGGAGCTTTTCTGAATGTGCTTCTTCTCGTCTGAGAGCTAAATGAGCTTTGGCTATTCTAAAAGCCTGAGATAATGATGGATGTTTTCGGACAAGCGCCCTAAAATACTCCGGATCTATTTCAGGTACTAAGGATATGCAGAAACCATTTATATTTAAACTATTTGGCAATCTAGCCCATATCAATAGTTCATCTGCTAAAAAATCTACATCCCATTCCTGCGGTCTTCCTGCTACCATTATCTACCTTATGAAAACTTATCTAGAGTAGTTATCGAATAGGCGACACTTGCTCTAGACAAGAAAAAATTATCAACTTACCAAACAACTTCACGTTAAGAGTTTTCTTTATTTTGATCAAGCACTCTTTCGCGCCAATGTGTAATATTATAAATATGTTCGCCTGATTTTCTAGAGTGCCAGCGAGATGTTTTAATACCATAATCGGATTGCCAATTACCAGCATCTTTGTAGAAATATGCTTCTTGAGAGTTATCTTGGGAGTCTTTTATTAGATAAATACCATTTTTATGTGGCAAAGTTTCTAATCGTTTTTCAATTTTTATCCAATCCATAGGGACAAATTACATCATTTTTTATTTTAATCAATCTTTTTTATCTTTGCTCTTGCGTTAAATAGAGCATTCTGCTATATTATAACCATAAACCAAATAGGAGGTATAGTATGGAACCACAAGTAATGGCATGGACACAATTCACGATCTTTTTTATCGGTGTATTTGGTCTATTCATCTGGAATCGTACAGAATCAAGAGCTGATAGTCGTCATCATGATGCTCAGTTGAATGCGATCCGTGGACTTATGCAAGAAGTCATTAAGGAAAGTAAGGATTTTCATGGTCGACTATGCGCATTAGAGGAAAGAAATAAATATGAATAAAAAAGTATGGGCGAAAGGCCGTAAAGAGCCACATTGTACAATTGCTGTATGCAGTGAATCTAGAGACATGGCTAATCGATTAGCTAAAGAGGCCGGAATGTGCATGAAAGAGTTTATCTTCACGCTTCTAGATCGTTATGACGTAGAAAGTACGGCTACAAGAAATTACTTAAAAAAAATGTAGCCGATAAATGGCCCCCATACCCA